TATTTGAAGGTGTTGGTATTAATACTCCTCAAGCTCAAGCACTTAACCAATCAACTACATTAGGTACTGCTGTGTCTAAAACAGTAGTTGGAACTACAATTAACCTAAGAGCTACTACCGTTAATACTCTATTTGGTTCAAACAACCAATTACAAGCCACATTAACCGTAGAAGGAAGAGATTCAGGAGCCCGTATAACTATCCCAGTAACAGTAACTAAAGTATCCTAAAACACAATATGGCCACATTTAATAGATTAGACCCTTCAGATTTTGTAGTAAGTTCAGATGCTATATCTGCTACTTTATGGTCAACTCAAACTCCTACATTAACAACATTTTTTACTTCTTCAACACAAGAAGCTGGTTCTTCAGGAGATTTTTATTTAACCGTTTATCAAACGGCGTCTACTTTAGCAAACGCAGAACCACAATTTGAAATTGCTTATGGTAATGCTTTAGGAAGTGGAAGTTTAGTATACAATAGCGCTATAAACGGTTTATCCCCAACAACTACTATTTTTGGACAATACCAAGACTTAGTGTTAGGAGACGAAAATTCAAACTTTACATTTGGAGCAATTACCTCTTCAGAATTTTACGCTATATCATTCCAAAGGGCAAGATACAAACAAGCTCTTCTTTTAGGATCATTAACCCTAACAATTAAAGGTCCGATCGCTGCTTCGGGTTCTATTACTTTAACAGATAATAGTGCTTATGTTTCTACAACAACATTTACCGAAGCAGGAAGAGTATATCAATTAATTTCAGGGTCATCAGGAACAGCAAATACTAGCAGACAAGCTAACGGATATACAGTTGATTCAGGATCGTATGGTTGGTTACTTCCAGACATAGGAACAATATTAATAAACCCAAAAGCTTTAGCCGCCCCAACATCTAGTGGTGGTATTGGATTTGTATATAGTGGTTCTGCATCCGGTTCAGGAGTACCTGTTGTATCGCCAATGACTGCTTTATATCAAGCAATAAGTGCATCTGCCAACTTTCAGATTAACTCTCAAGAAACGGTAACATCAGATTTTATTTTCATCAGAGCAAGAAGCTCAGAATTTAATTATTCTGAAAATCCATCGTTTATTTCGGGATCTACAGGTGAGGTGTTATATAATCAATTTATAAATAATCCACAAACATATATTACAACAGTAGGAATGTACAACGATAATAATGAACTATTAGCTGTAGCTAAGTTGTCTAGACCTTTACCTAAAGATTTTACCTCAGAAGCATTAATTCGAGTTAAGTTAGATTTCTAAGATGAATGGGTGCTTACAAACAATTTTTAGCGTCTGATATTGTGATTACTCCTTTTGAGGTAAACAAAGCGTTTACTTTTGAAGGGGCAGCTGCTTTAACAGCATCTGTTGTTTCTATAGATAGATTTCTAGGAACCAATTTAAGTGGGCTTTTTCAACCTACAACAGACCCAACCACAGGTCAAGTATCAACTCAATACCAGCGCTTAATATACAATTCAGCCAAACAGCTATACTATTCAAATTATCTAAGCTCAAGCTATGGAGATCAGGCCAATGTAGGATATATAGTACCAGGCAACAATGAAGCCGGAAATGTTTTAGTGGGCTCAACATCTTCTACAGGTAGGTATTTTGATTACAATCAGACCGATTTAACCTTCCCAAAATATTTTCCTACAGCTTCTGGTTCTACTATTGGGATTATATCTATACCTTCTCGTTTGTTTGGTAATTATATCCAACCAAACTCATTTATATGGAAATCAAGTAGCTTCACTATAACAGACGATGGGGAAGGCAATTTAGTTTCAGGATCAAATATTTACGGAAATATATTTTATTATCACGGGATGGCAATTATAACTAGCGGCTCATCAAGTGATATTTTAAATTTTGTAACCTCTTCTGCTGTCACTTGTTCATTTTCTTCTTCGCTTACTATATACGAAACACAGTACAAATGTACAATCAGATCAAGCGAATTCAATGTTACGTTAAACCCAACAGCAGAAGTAAGCGGTTCACTACTTTCATACAGTGGAAGCTATTTTTATCAACCTAAAGGAGGAGTTCCAACAGACAACACTACTGGTTCCTATTTTGCGCCCTACGTTACAACAGTAGGATTATACGATGAAGACCAAAATCTATTAGCAATAGGGAAACTCGCTCAACCTCTCCCAACCTCAGCAACAACAGATACAACAATATTAGTAAACATAGATAGATAAATGTGGTTATACAACAATAAAGTTATAGAAACATTAGACGATTTTCCTACCGGTATTTACGGGTTTATATACATAACTACTCATATACCAAGCGGAATGTCGTATATTGGTAAGAAAGTACTGTATCACAACGTAAAACGCAAACTAACACGAAAAGAACTTGCTGAACACCAAGGTGCAGGACGCAAACCAACCCACCAAATAGTTCAAAAAGAAAGCGATTGGAAGACATATTATGGTTCTGCTAAGCCTATTTTAGAAATGCTAAAAGAAGGGAAACACAGTGAATTTAAACGCGAGATACTAGAACTGGTGTATAGTAAGAAATTATTAACATACTACGAGTGCAAGTACTTATTTAAGTATGGTGTGTTAGAAAATTCTGAAGGGTGGTTCAATGATAATGTCTTGGGGAAATTTTATAGAAAAGACTTTGCATCTTAATTTTTTTTCATATATTTATAATAAATTTAATTCTAAAAAAATGGACAATTTTGATTTAAAAAAATATTTAGCAGAAAATAAGATTACTGCTAATTTTATTATCAAAGAAGAAATATCTAGTATTAGATCTAATATGAAAGGAACCAAAGTAGCTAAAACTGGTAAATATGAAATACGATATATAACAGATGATTTAGGTACTAAAATATACTCAGTATTTTTGGATGGACTGCAATTTGGTAATGATTATGACGGAGAGGGTGGTGTATTACCAACTGATTCACGTATATCTATAAAAAATATAGAAAAATTACTAAAATGAAAGACATAATCAGAATGCAACAATTAGCTGGTATTATTACTGAAGGTCAAGCTAAAAAAGGGAAATTATTAAAAGAAAATATTAATAATATAAATGATGTTGAAAAAAGACTAGAGGAATTGATTAGAGAATATATCAGTGATACTCAGGATATTGCTGGAGAGGATTTAGATTTTGGAGCTGGTGAATTTGGGTACAAGGATGATAAAGCTTTATTTAAAGATTTTATTCTTTATATTTTGCGCAGATACGATATAAACCTTAATTAATAAAAATATTTAAATTAAAGCTTGGGAAACCAAGCTTTCTTTTTTATATTACCAGTTATGGTAAACCAAACTTTAGTTACATTAGTAAATTCAGTACTAGGAAAAGGTAAGCCTACTGCTCGTGGTAATCAAGCTTATGCTTGTCCCAAATGCAAATCTGATAAGTTAAAATTGGAAGTTAATTTTGACTCTTCTTCTCCCCATTATCAGTCTTTTGCGTGTTGGGTTTGTGGGTTTAAAGGCAAAAAACTTCACCAAATGTTTAAACTTATTGGTGTACCAGCAGAAAAGCTTATAGAACTTAAATCTATAGTCAAAACACATTTTTCTATAGACATATCTAAGCAAGAAGAAAAAATAGAATTACCTAAAGAATTTAAATCGCTACTTAATATTACGCAACACGATATTATAGGACGACACGCTTTAGCTTATCTAAAAGCTAGAAATATTACCAAAAACGATATTATCAAATACAATATGGGGTACTGTGAAAAAGGAAGATACGCCAATCACATCATAATCCCATCGTACGACTCAAACGGTAATCTAAATTATTTCACTGCTAGAACATTTGATAAATCCAATCCAGTAAAGTATAAAAACCCATCTACTTCACGTAATATAATACCGTTCGAAATGTTTATAAACTGGAATGTGCCTGTAATATTGTGTGAAGGTCCGTTTGATGCACTCGCTATTAAACGCAATGTGATACCACTACTAGGCAAAACAATACAATCTAGCTTAATGAAACGACTCGTTACATCAGCTGTAGGGAAAATATATATAGCTTTAGATAAAGATGCTCAAAAACAAGCCTTAAGCTTTTGTGAAAACCTGATGAAAGAAGGGAAAGAAGTATATCTTGTAGACTTACAAGATAAAGATCCTGCTGATATGGGGTTTAGCAACTTTACCCACCTTATCCAGGAAACATATCCTTTAACATTCTCTGATCTTTTAGAGAAAAAACTCCAATTAATATGATTATAAAACATTCTTACAACAGAATATTAGAAATATCGGATGACCACAAGCAAATTACAATGCCCGATTCTCGTTATTACAGACGTAACGGCGAATACTATCCGTCTATCACCTATGTGCTGCAATATTATCCAAAAGGAAAACACTTTGAAAATTGGCTAAAACAAGTAGGCTACGCTTCAGAATATATAGTTAAAAAAGCCTCTGAAGATGGTACACAAGTACACGAACTAGTGGAAAAATATTTAAATGGGGAAGAACTTAGTTTTTTAAACAAACATGGAGATCCCCAATATAATCCTGAAATATGGCAAATGTTTTTGCGATTTACAGAATTTTGGGAAACATATAATCCAAAACTTATAGAAACCGAAGTTCATTTATTTTCAGATGAGCTTAAAGTAGCAGGTACTTGCGATTTAATTTGTGAAATAGACGGTAAATTATGGTTATTAGACGTTAAAACATCAAACCATATGCAACTTACTTATGAACTGCAAACCGCAGTTTACGGAAAATGCTATGAAGAATGTTTTGGCAAAACTATAGATAACTACGGAATACTGTGGTTAAAATCCTCAAAACGCAGATTTAATAAAGAAAAAATGCAGGGAAAAGGGTGGGA